AATTTATTATTGCCGAGACTTGTGGAATAGGACTCATTTGTTTATACTCGTTGAATCCTTTAGAGACGAGTTGAAGAAGAATTATTCCTTAGTCAAAGGAATATTCGTATTCCTGACCATAGAAATTTAATACATAACCATTTTCGTCAGATTCGACGAGAACGGCGTTTTCAATAGTCTCGTTAATGGTTTTTTCAACCAGATGGTTGCAAAATTTTACGCAACTAAGACCAACGAGAACGATGATGATGAGAGTGATGATGAATTTTTCTTCCTTGTTGATGTGTTTCATTTTCTTTGACTCCTTTAAAGATAAATATATTTAAAGCTGGCTAATGATTACTCACTAACCAGCTTTATTACTTGAAATTACATTTTTTTACTTACTTTTATTTAGTTTTTATATTATTTGTCGTAGATTTCGGGGTACGAAAATTAAAAAAAATGAAAAAAATTTTTCAAAAAAAATCAAAAAAAATTATTTTTCCAAAGCCTACTTAATATTATCCAGATTCTTGTTTATCAATTCTACTTTGTCCAAGAAATCATAAACATCAAGTCCCATTTTCATAACATTACAACTAAAACAGCATGGTACACAATTATCTTTTGAATACCCTTTGTTAGAATCAACTCTATCTATTCCACAAAACTAATCTTGATATTGTTTGCTAATAGAATATCCCCCACAATAGAAACATGGCTATTTAGTAAATTTATCAAATTCTTCTTCTGTAAATTCCAATTCACAATCTTTACTTTTTGCTCGATTTTGATAAAATTTATATCTTTCATGAGGGCTTTTTTCTTCAGGAGTCATTGGTATAACTGGATGCCTTGGATTGCATTCTAAGCATACTGGATTTTTTCTTGCTTGTAGCGAACTTCTAAAACAAGAAGCATCTTTCATTTCTCCACATATTTTACATTTTCTTTTTAAAATATTTCCATTTTCATCAGTTATGACTTCATTAGTATCACATCCGAATTGATGACAAGCTTTTCCAACTGAAGAAGAACTTAAGAGCACATTCCGAAAACGAATTACTTTTGTCTTTAATATACATTGGCATTCACACAACCATTCACACTATCTATCAGTTAAAGTAGGGTCCTTTGTTATTTTCTCAACAACTTTTAATTTTCCATAAATCTACCCAATTTCTATTTTCTTTGAAGAAATAAGTTTTACACAATCTTTGCAACAAGAACTTTTACCTCTTACAAGATTAGCTTCAATAACATCTTCAACTTTACCACATTCTGTTCCATCGTTTAAAATATGATGGCAAACACATCTCCATGTACGTCTAGTATATATAGTAGATTTATTTTGATATGGTTCGCCTTCTTCAAGAACTTCCCAATCTCCAAAGACTTGTCCAATTAAATCATATTTTTTTCTTTGATGTTTAATTTCAGTACTATTATTTTCTTTCCAAGAGTTAACTTTTTGTTGAACCCAAGTATTTTTATTGCTTTTATATTTAGAGTCTGTATGACCTTTTTTATTATATGGATTATATTCAGTAGGATAAGTTTTTAAATATTGCGCTAATAATTTATATTCATTTCCATCTTTATCAACACAATCCCACTAAACTAATGAATGTCCACTTTCTGTAATATATTTTTCCTCACTCTATTTTACTACATGAAACATTCCAAAATCTTTACCTGTTAAATCAATTATTTTTCTACCCATAAAAACACTCCCTTTCAAATTAATAACAAAGATATACGGACAAATTATCTTTATATCTTTTCTCAATTTACATTATAACATACTTTTTAAATCTTGTCAAGTACCTTTTTAAAATTTTTTTAAAAAATAAAAAAATTTTTTAATCGCTAAAATGTAAATTCCCTATTCCCGACAAAAAAAGGATAGAAGCCATCAAAGCCTCTATCCTTAATTCGTATCATCATACATTCACATATTCACTCTTCCCTATTCTCATATATCAAATATGCCCCTCTTCCATAACATTCAGCAAATCACTCCAAAATGCCCAATCCCATTTCTTACTTCCAATATCTTTTTCTCTCAAACCAATACCATTTCTTTCTTTTTCAACATAATCTTTCATCACACTCAAAACTTTCCCATTAATAACCAAACTTGCTTTATCATCCCACAAAAACTTCCTATATCTCTTACCCTCACCTCTACAGTTCATCTTCTCAGTATGTCTCATCTTAAACCCATGCATTTTTTTCCAGTTATTACTACAGAATAATAAAGCTTCATCATTAGTAATTTTATTATTCTGGTAAGCAAAATTCAATATCTGAATAAAGGGTCTATTACTATTTCTAGCTTTGAGTTCAAAATATCTTCTGATAATATCATTCATATTTTTCTTTCTTAAAAAATTCCTTTCTTTTATAAGTATATTTCTTTTATAAGTATATTTCTTTTATAAATAATTTGTTTATAATTTCTTTTTAAATTTAATTCTTCATCTTACCTATCAAATTACCCATCTTAATAATTTAAATCCAAAATAGAAAGATAAGTATAAATAAATTATTTATAATCACACAAAAGTTTTATTGTATTTCCATGATATATTTTCTTCTTACCAAAATTCTTGTTACATACCTTAAACTATTTACAGGAATATCATACAATTGGTCAAGATTATCCAATTTATAAAAATGATGAATTTGACCAAGTTCATCTTTTTTAGATATAACTAAACGAGGATTACTTTTAGCTTCATATTTAATTTTACTTTCATGCTTGTTTTTCATCGAAATAAATCCTCTTTATATATAAAATTATTAACTTCTTTTGTTAAATCAACTTTTGTACCGTTATTATTAATAACATAGTCATAAGCAATTCCTGACTTACTTACGCCATCATCAGCATGATTACCATATTTACTATTTTCATTTAAAACTTTTCTCTCAACTTTAATGGTTTTACAATAAATTCCTTTTCCACGACAATATTCTTTAATCCATATAATATCTTTATCTTCTCTTGCATGTAAAAATAGAATTTTTCTATTAAAAGTAATAAAATGATATACTTCTTCAATTTTTTCTTTGAGATATTTATAAGTTACATTATCCCAATAATCAAGCATATCTTTTAATTCACAAAGGAATCGTCTATCCATAGGTCGTTTAGTTTTTTCATCCCAACCCATTAAAGAAGCCCACTTTTTAGCAGGAGCAGAAGTGTAATATTTATGGACAAGACAATGAGGGTCAAAATTATTCATAGCTGTCCAGACTAAATCACAAAAAGTATCTTTACCAGACCCACCTGAACCATTTATAATATAAACTTTAAAATAAGCCATTAATTTCTCCTTAATTTAGTATCAAAAACGAACTTTTGAACTACTGTGCCACTGGTGGGACATACTCATCTGGAATAATGTTTCTTGGATGATTTCTTCTTGGAATGATTATTATTAGAAGAAATAGTAGTAGTGGTGATAGTAATGGTGCTGTCAGAAGAAGATGTAGTATTATTCTTCTTAATAACTTCTTTCTTACCATCAAGTCCAACAATAATAATATCTTCATTCTTAGTATTAAGAATAACAAAAGGTCTTTGAACGCCACAACAATTCTTTTCAGCAGCTTCAAGAGCAGTAAGAATATGCTGTTCAGGAGTAAAATCTTTCATGTATTTAGTAGTGGCGTAAAGACTTCCCTTAGCTGTTACTTCTCCACAACCAACAGCAGAATAACCAGATAGAGGTTCAAGAACAGAATAATCATTCTGAATTTCATAAAGTTTTCCATCAATACCGACTAAGAAATTACCACCTTTATCTCCATTATCCTTAATGCCATTTTCAAAAAGCGTAATAATATTAGGAATAAAAGTAGTAACCATATATTCATGATTTACTTCGGTTTCGCCAGAAGGGATTTTATATTTATCAATTTCAGGAAATAAAGTCTTGCTATATTTAAGCAAATCAATATGTCTAAAGGTAGAAGTACTACCCATAACAACATTTTTTAAAGTAGTATTTCTGAATACTTTAGGATTAGATTCGACATCTTGAGTATAGCCATTACTACCAAGGCTATCAGCACCAATCCAAGTAGTATTATTTTTCTTATCAGTAAAACCAACGATACAGGTCATAATTAATTTATCCTTTTTTAATCATTTTTTAATTCTTCTTTTAATTTATAAAAAGTTTCGTTATTACAGATATTTTTTTCAATTAATTTCAATTTTACTAAACTTTCCAAATATTTTCTTAAAGTAGTTTCAGAAACAGAAGAAATTTTTGAGAGTGACTTTATAGTAAACACTTCTTTATTAAGCCACCCGTTAGGAAAGGCTTTATTTAAAGCTTGATTTCTATTAATTTTCATTTTTAAAAGTAAATAAATATTTAACATAGTGTCTACTTTCATTTTTTCTTTGTGTTTATTTTTTAAGCAATAATTCATAATTATTAAATATTCTTTAAGAGATAATACTGTAAATTTCCCACTGATATTTTTATATACTTCAATAGAAAGTGTATATTGAGGAAATCTTTGATATTTATCATATAATTTCTTTTTTTCAATATTAATAATATCAACAGCTTTATCTATTTGAAATTCACAATGATTAAAATAATCAGAATATTTGGGGATATCAATTACTGATTCGCAAATGACTTTTTTCTTTGAATCAACAATAGTATTAGAGAATAAATACAAGCAAGAAAGAATTTTATCAATTTTAGTAGCTTTACTTTTTTGATTTTCTTTTTTATCATCTATATAACATTCTTGCAAAAATAAAATACTACTATTTACTTTTCCTAATAGATTTTTATTAATAACAAGAAATAAATAAGTTAAAATGGCATATGAATTAATAGCATTAGAAATTTCTATAATTCCATTTGGAATAGCAATATAGGTTTCATCTTCATTTTTAAGAATAATTTCGTTATTATTTTTAGTCATAGCATACTCCTATTTTTAGTGTTTTTATATTATCATGATTTTTTTCTCTTGTCAAGTTCTTTTTGAAGTATTTTTATTAAGTATAGAGTTTTTAAGATAAAAGTTGCATAAAATGCCAAGCGATGCACATCGCGCGGCATATTGTGTTTTTTCTATATATATAGTGTTATATTCTACAAAGCAAAAAGGACGGCAAAAAAACCTTGAAAAATAGAGGAGAAAATAACTTTTTTTTACAGATTAAAAAGGTATGATTAAAATTAGCCTATTTTTAGATTTTTCAAAAAAAGAGCTTTATGTAGTCATACATTTTTAATCTGCTTCTTCTCCTTTGATAAGAAACATAGCATAAAGCACTTTATTTGTCAATGGTTTTTACGATTCCACAAAAAAAGTTAAGTGAAGAGATTGACAAAAACAGAAATATGTGTTACAATTCAGACAAGTAAAAAGACAAGTGATAAAACTTGTGATAAAAATATAGAAAGAGAGGTACAACAATGTATAATTCTTAAGCAAAAAAGCAATGCAAAAGCATAGATGAATACATTAAAGCAACCGATGGAGATTGTAAAAAATATAGATATAGACCTTAATAAGAGGACAATTTTTTTAGATGTGGATGATGTTTTGTTAGATAGTTCAGTAACAGTAGTAAATATTTTAAATTAGCGATATGGTCTAAATAAGACTTTAGATGATATGTTTGACTGGGGATATAAAAGTATTTATAGAAATTTAACTAAAGAACAAGTTAGTGAAATCTATGAATCAGAAGAATTTTGGTCATCAGTTAAACCAAATGAAACACTAATGAAAGTTTTAGAAGATTCTGAAAATGATGAAAGAGGAATCTGGCAACAATATAATTGGATTTTACTTACTAAAGGCTCAAAAGAATCTCTACAGAAAAAACTTGATTATTTAAATAAGATTCCTTTTTTTGAACGCAATCAATCGAAATGGCGGTATTTTGGATTAAGTCATGGAGAAAAGAAAGAAGACGTTCATATGTTAGGACGGATTCAAATTGATGATAATTATAGTTTTCTTAATAGAACTGATGCAGATTTAAAGATTTTAGTAAAGAATGGTAAAGAAACAAGATTTAATCGACCTAAAGTTGAGACTGAGAATCTTGAAAATTTATATATTGTAGATAATATTTCCCAAGTTTTTGAAATTTTAGAATTTATAACAAAATTAGATACTGAAGATATTGACCTTGATGGTTTTGATATTATGGATATGATTACCGAGGTTAGTCAAATTATTTAAAATTCCAGCGAAGGAAGGTAACTAAGTGCGTTTATTTTACACCGTTAAGCTTAACAGTGCATTAATTAAAGAAAACGGCTATAATTTAGACATTAGTTTTCAAGATTGTTTAAAGAGCAATCTAATTGTTTCTTTAGCAGATAGTCAAATGCTAAAGAGTATTCGTGATATAACTGGTTAGAAGATTGATAGAGTACAGCTTGAAGAATGGTACTCTGAAAGAGATAGATTAAAAAGAAAGAAAAATAGCAAAATAAACCGTGAAAAAATAAAAGAATTGCAAAACAAAATTTATAACATGATGTATATTCCTGAATATATTACTGTTACAATGGACAGCGTAAAGGAATATGAAAAGATTTATAAAAAAGGTTTTGTGTTCAATGGGAAAATTTACAAAAGGCTTTCTTGTTCTGCTTCTCAAGCAAGAGTTAGCACAGTTGTTTTTTGTGATGAAACCATAAAAACAGAATTAAAAAGAAGACTTGATAATGGAAGAGATTTAAACCATCCATTAGCTCCAAGTAAATATAATGCGTATTTTGGTTTATATTCAAGCGCAACCAAAGAAGTAACAAAGCCTCGTTTTTGTGTTGTACCCGATTACTTGGAAAATAAGATGGTTGATGTTGATTTTATTATTGAACAACCTGTAGACAAAGATGATATTATAGAACCAAGAACAATTGATATTGAATTTAACAGATTTGATGGTTCTGGATTAATTAGCCCCCAAATGGCTGAACAATGGGGAAAAGACCTTGGAGAAGATTACACCCCCTGTCAATTCTGTATTAGATATGCATTTACTAAAGGAATGGTAAATGAATTTGATTTTATAGAATGGTGCAAGGAAGAAAACAATGGTAATTATTTAATCAAGGATGTATATGGTAAAATTCGAGATTTGAGAGAAATAGATGTTATCCTTACAGAGGGGCAAGTTAAATTATGGGACAGTTGGGATTCTCAAGAAAGTTTGGAAGAGAACGGAGATAAGAATGGAATTTATTTCGGGGTAACTAAATATACTCCAAGAGAAGATAAAAAAGTTCTTACTATGAATTATCAATTCTTGCAAACTTTAAATTTATCTAATGAAAATATTAAAACCTTATGCCAAGATACAGTAGATTACATTTCTGGTGTAAGTGGAGATAATATTTACTATACACTTTTATATTTAATGGGAGATAGCTATGATAAAGAGCGCATCTCTAAATTTATGAATAATAGTGAAGATTATTGGTTAAAAAGTTTAATTCTTAATCAAACTTTGATTAATGACAAATATTCCAAAGAAAAAATTAGAGATTTAATTGCAAAAAGAATTCAATTAGCTTGTTTAGGTAAAATAAATTGTGAAGGTAATTTTAGCGTAATTGTTCCTGATTCATATGGCTTAATGCAATGGATTACTGGTCAGAAAGTAACAGGATTGCTTAAAGAACGGGAATTCTATATGAATTATTGGGCTAAAAAGGATGAAGAAAGAATTGCTTGCGCAAGAAGTCCAATGACTCATTTTAGCGAGTGGTATATAGCGAAGAATAAATACAAACTTGATAAAGATTATCGTTACATTTTTTCATCTGAGGAAGTAATTGATAGAGATATGCGGATGTCTGACGAAGAAGTTGTCAGAAAAATAGAGAAATATTTTAAATTTTCTTATACTGGTATGATAACTAATATTCATGGTATTTACACGATGAATTTTTCTGGCAGTGATTTCGATATGGATATTGCTGCAAATTTAGTAAGACCAGAAGTTATCAACGGTAAATTCCCCAATCAAAGAGTAGTTACTTACCAACCTAAAAAGCCACATAAAAAAATATTCACAGAAGATGATTTATTTTCTACTGACACTTTCAGTTTTGGTACAAGAATTGGTCAAATCACTAATGTCTCAACTACATTTTGTGCTTTAATTGCAAATTTTGAAAAGGGAACTCCTGAACGTAATTTACTGGAAGATAGAGTTAAAATGTGTTGCGGGAGTTAGAGCCGCTAGATTGATAAGACGAAAATTGGAGAAAATGTCAAGGCCGAAGCAACCATTTGGAAACAATATCAGCATCACACTAAAGATGAAACTTTAGAAGAAAAAGAGAAAAAGGATTTTTATAATAGAATTTTAGCAGAAAAGAAGCCTTATTTCTTTAAATATAAATATAACAAAACCAACAAAGAGTTAAGAGATTTCATTAATAAGAGTAACGAAGATTGCCAAATTAGATTTGCCATGACGTTAGATGAACTTTTAAACAAAGATGAAAACGAATTAACTCAAGAACAGAAAGACTTTATAAATTATTATCATTATTATTACCCTGTTATAGATTCTCCTTGTGTAATGAATAAAATTTGTAAATATATAGAAAGTATAGATTTTCAAATCAAGAAAAAGATAAAGTCAAATGGAGATTTTGATTATAAATCTTTACAAAGTAAGGACTTTGTTTTAAATAGAGCTTTATATCAACAGATTTTAGAAAAAGTTGTCAACACAGTTAAGAGCTGGGAAGAAAAAAGGAAGCAAATTTACTCAAACATGGTTACAAGAGTAGGCTTCCAAGAGAATCTTGATAGAGAAATTTTATATCAAAATTTAAAGAACGAGCTAGAAGATATTTGTTCAAACTCTGAGCAATTGGCTAATCATTTAATATATTTATTTTATGTTGATAAACCTTCTTACAATAAGAATATTTTATGGGCTGTTGCTGGTAAACAAATTTACGAAAATTTAAAAGGGAAGACAACTAGTTTTTATTACCCTTTAAAGAATGATAATGGCTCTTTGAAATTCTTATATGATAATTTTTCTATCGAGAGATATTTAGTTAGTGATTTAGAAGGAGAAGAAATAACAAATGATTGATATATATGATGAAGTTGGTTATATTAAAAATGTATTGCAATCAGGTCTTTCTTAGAAAGAATGGAAAAGAGATTTAATTCTTCTTATTAGATATTACAAGCTTGAAGGAAATAAAAAAGCAGAAGCCAAGTTAAAAGCTAAAGAAAAATGTGAGCGTTATGTTGTAGGCTGGAACAAAAATGTTCATTATGCGACTTTTAACAATATTTTTGAAAAGGCTTGGAAAAAGGAAGACCCTTTAAGACAAATTAAGCAAATAGAGTTTTCCAAGGAAGTGTTAGACTGGTTTTTAAATTTAAGTGAAACCAGTCTAACCCAAGAAGAATTAGAATCGTTAAGAAGCAGAAGGTCAAATGTAAAAATTACCAAGAACCCTATGAATATAAGAAGAATACAATTTCTTTTTACTATTTTTGTGTGGGTAAAAGTTCAAGAAAATTATTTGGAAAAGCCAGATAGAATTTATTGGACTGATAGAGACCGAAAAAGGTTTAAACAAGACGCTGGTCTAACGGCAAGTTTTTCTTTAAAAAACGAGAGAAATCTATTGTATGATATGGGATATATAGATATAAATCATGGGTTAGGTATCCTTCCCAAGTTTATGAATAACGAAGTTTTTTAGATTCCCGTCACAGATAAAAATAGAATTTTATTAAGCGGTGACGATTTATATAATTGCGGAAATTGGATAAAAAGTCAAAAATTTCCAAGTTATAAGTGTGAAAATTGCGGAAAAACAGTATTCTTTACAAAAAAGAACGCTCCTGAAAAAAGAGGAAGACCTCCTAAATATTGTAAAGATTGTGCAAAATTAATTGGTAAGAAGAGAATCTTTAAAGAGGGAGAAAATTTAAGAAAAATTAAATGTTCAAAATGCGGGAAAGAAATAGAAATCAACAAGTATACTAAATTAACAGATGTTATATGTAGAGATTGTTTTAATCAAATTAAAGAAGATGAAGAATAATTATTTATTATTTTTATGTATCGGCAAATTAAAAGAATATGATGACATTAAAAGAAAAGAATGTATAATATAGTATAAATGGATAGGGTCGTTAAAAGTAACAAAATCTTTTATGCTAAAAATAAATGATAATTCTTTATCTGAAAAGCAGTTATACTTAATAAAAGAAAAATGTTATTCCGCTTTTTGTGAAGCATTATATAAAAGAGGTTTTGTTAATAATGTTAAATTGTACAATTCTTTTATTTATAAAGAAGCAATTTTTTTAAAGAGTAAACCATTTTCAGAAGAAGAATTAAAAGAAGAAAAAGGTTTCTTCATTAAAGAATATCATACTATTACTTCCACTTTTACAAAAGTTGGCGTAAATTTAGCAGAAGAACTTTTGAATTTTAAGAATAGTATAGATTGGAATGATGAAAAAGGTAATTGGGTAGTTTATCAACATATTTCTCCCAATGGTAAAAGTTATATTGGTATAACTCAACAAGACCCCTTTAAACGATGGAAAAATGGAAGCGGTTATTGCAAACAAAAGAAATTTTATAACGCTATTAAGAAATATGGATGGAAAAATTTTCAACATAATATATTAAAAGAAAACATATGCGAAGAAGCTGCTTCTTACTGGGAAAAGTATTATATTAAAGAATTTAATAGTTATTATAACGGTTACAATGCAACCGAGGGCGGTTTGTTATTAAATGATTAAAAAAGGCATCCTCCGAAAAAATGCGAAAAATAAACCCATATTTTATATGGCAAAAACAGCCATTTTTTAAAAAACAGTAAAAAAATTAAAGGAGAGAAGAAGTAAAATCTCTTCAAATTTAAAAATAAAAAGGATTGATAATTTATGATTAAGGTTTCTAAATACGAGCGTAAAGAATTAGAGAGAGTTGGTCTTCTTAAGGATAGACGTGTTGGTTTAAATCCACAGGATGCTAACTATACTGTCACTAATAGAGAACACGTTGGTCGTGATAAGACTATTTATGTTGCTGAAGAGCCTGAGATTATGCTTTTCCTTGGAAAGTATGATGACCTCAATCTCCAGAGAATTAGTGTAAATCAGTATAAGAAGCTTGTCGAAAAGAAGATTTTGAATGATGCAAATACTCAGCGTTGGGGTGAGTATAAGGTCAATGCCGTTTGTTTCCAAGATTCTTATGGTGTTTACCGTTGTAAGAAGATTTCTAAGATTATGCTTGAACTCGGTATTTGGAGCAACAATAAATCTAGAGGAGGCTACAAGTTTGTGCCGAAGGTTGTTGAAGCTCATACCGAAGATTGATAGAAACTGTTTCTAAAATTTTTGAGAAAATTTTTCAAAAACTCTTGACAAGGATATAAAATTGTGTTATATATAAAGCGAGTCGAGGGAAAGCCTTGATAAATAAAGGTTTTAAAAGGTAATTTTAAAAATTAAAATTTAAAAGATTTAAAGGAGTATTTAATATTATGGTTAAGAATGAGTTTATTGCTGCTATTAAGGACACTGAGGTTTGCGCGGATATTTCTAAGAAGGATATTGAGGCTGTCATCAAGGGTATTGATGAGGTTATTACCAATGTTGTTGCTTCTGAGGATAGTGTTAAGCTCGGAAGCTTGGGTGTTTTCTCTGGTTACACCCGTCCTGCTAAGACTGTTAGGAATCCTCGTGATGGTTCCAAGGTGGAAGTTCCCGAGAAGCATGGTTATCCTAAGTTTAAGTTCTCTTCTAATATGAAGAAGTGTGACTAATTACAAAGTAGATTTCTTTCGGATAAAGAAGTCTGTATAAATTAAAAGTTAGCTCCAAGTCATTTCAATGGCTTGGGGCTTTTTATATAGGTGATACAATGACAAGATTTAGACTGATTAAAGCAATTATGGAAGAAACTGGATACGATAAAGAAACAGTTGCTAATGTAATTGAATCTTTAGAGTATAAAATTCTTGATACTATTGCTATGGAAGATTAGCTTGATTTTGTGTTTGGTTCTATTTATGGAACTACTAAACCATCTCATAAAATTACTGGCTATGTTTCTGTTCTTCCCGAAATTCAAAAATAGAAGGCTTGGTCTTCTGCTTTTTTAGGATATCCAATGATTAAGTTTAGTAGAGAAGCTAAGAATTGTGATAGAGTTTATGCAAATGAATTCTTCGCTTGGCCTGAGAATAGATATACTTCGTTAGCTAGGAAGTATAGACAAGACGTTGGTGAACCTGAAATTCCAGAATATGAAGGACTTCCTGAAGAGAAGATTTAGGAATTATGTCAAAAAGCGGACGAAGAAAAGAAAGGTCCTCAAACCCCTCATCAAAAAGTAAGAGAAGCAAGCAACGAGAGAAAGAAAATTAGACGGCAAGAAGCTCGTAATGCTTTGATGAGGCAAAAAGATTTAGAAAAGCAAAGAGCAAATGGTGTTGCTGAAGAAGATTTAGTTGAACGCCCTTACGAAGATATTATAGAGGACATGAAAGCTGAATGGTGGGAAAAGCACAAGGATTATCAAAGACTTTGGGAACCTTATCTTGCTGACCCTACAAGAGTTCAAAAGAAACATGAGCAACAGCTTAAACATAGAAAAGAATATAATGAGTGGATTAAACGTCAAGCTGAACTTAAAAAGAAACGAAATGAAGTTTGGCAAGGTGAAATAACAGATGACGGAACAATAGTTGAGACAAGCGACAGTTGATTAGTTTAATAGATGGCTTGGTTGGAGTCAATCTAACGAAAAGTATAAAATAATTGTCGATATTTATAATAAAATAACTCCTCTTCCTGCAAGTCATAAACTTTTATATACAGAGCCTTGGTGTGCTGCTACTGTATCGGCTGTAGCACAAATGATGAATTTAACTAATTACATTTATCCTGAATGCAGTTGTAATAGAATGATTGCTTTGTATAAGAAGTATAATAGATGGGAAGAGAACGATGCTTACAAACCCCAACTTGGAGATTTGTGTTTCTATGATTGGGATGACAATGGTGTAGGCGATTGTC